TTGATAACGCTGGAACATTACCGCTTGAGGCGTCAAACGGTATCCACCAAACTTTTTTCCCATCAACAAAATACTTTGTTCCAACATTTGTAAAAACCACTGTTGGATTTGCGGCTTGTTGTGAATATTTGTGGTCACTGTCAACTGTAAGTATTGCGTTGTTTGTAATAGTTATTTGTTCCCCATTGCCTAACGCTAGATTGGCTGGGTCATCCATGTTCGAAGATGTGCTAACCGTAATATTTGCCATCTATAACCCCACCACTACTAGACTGTTAGCCGATGAAGCCAAAGAAACTCCGCTATTGTTAGTGATTGTAAAAGAGCTAACAAAACTCGGTGACAATGCGTTAAACTCAATTCTTTTAACGCTGGTAGCTGTAGAAAGAGGTAATTCGTAGGCATCAATTCCGTTATCAACTACAATCTTTGCTCCAAACGCAGGAGTAATACTTCCGAGAATTATAACTAATCGCATTAAGGGCGAATCCCCCGTGTTGCTCACCGTGTAGCTAACACTACTACCGTTTGTTAAATTGTTTAATTGTGAACCGTCTAGCAGAAACGTTGTGAAGTCAGATAGCTCGTCTATCTTTTCTAGCGCTTTTTCAATCACCTTCGTTATTGCCGAACCGATATTTGTCACTGCTAATAAATCACTTTTAGCCGAGTCCGATAATTGCGATGTTAGTCCAACGCCAAGAGGATACGCCCAATCTGTCGCGATAGAACCGTCAGGCGGCACTACTGGTATTAGTTCTTCTCCTACGCCTGGCATTAGTCGTTATCTTCCTCTTCGATATCCTCAACTTCTATTCCAGCGACGTTGCCGAGTTCATCATTGATCATGTTTGCACGTCTTTTGCCTCGTTTTGGAATAATATTATTGATTACTAAAGGCTGAGTTTTAGCAGCAGTTTCTTTGCTTCGCTCTGTAATACTTTGCATTGCAAGTCTTATGCGTTCCAGCTCCTGCTCTGAGTTAAGCCTTCTTTCCTCCATTAGCTTTTCAGTCTCAGATAGCTTAATTCGCATCTGCTCAAGCTGTAGCTTTTGAATCTCTAGTATCTGATTCATCTGTGCAGTTTCCTGCTGAATAGCTTGCTTACTAGATTCATTGGTGCTTTCAGCTTGTACCTGTAGCATTTCTACTTGTACTTTGCTTTGCTTGACCTGCACTTCTTGTTGCTTAATAGCAAGTTCTTGCTGCGCTATGTACTCTTCTAGCTGATACTTTTGCACTGCTAATTGAGCTTCTAATTGGTCACGCTGCATTTTAACTTGCTGCTCTTGAATAGCAATCTGGTTCTTAACAGATTTATCCTGCATTTCCATCTGTGTAGATGCCATTCGAGCTTCAGCTTCTATTTGTGCAATTTGCAGTCGCCCTTGCACCTCTTGCATGACTGGATCCGGCGGCGGCGGTTGTTTAGCCGCCTCTTCCTTAGCCTTAACAATCTCGCCCAACGCTTCAAAGCCTTGCGTAAACACTGCATCTAATTCCTTGCCTCCCTTAAATCGTTTAATCATGTTTTGAAACAAGCTCATACTAAACTGCATAAGAGGTGGGTACTGCTCAACAAGCCCTCTCATTTGATCAAAAAATGCGCCTGTAGTTTGTATAAGCTGCATACCTTCTTGCTGTTGCTGGCTTTCATTTACCGCAACCATAGAGTCAGTACTTACCTGAATGCGGTAAGACCGCTGCTTGTTATCTCGTAGTATGCTGATAATAGCTTGTGCAAATTGTTGAATCTGCTCTTCTGGAGATGGCATTGGCGGCGGAGGTGGAGCAGGTGGCTGCATCTCTTGTGGTGGCATACCCTCTTGTGGCATTTGTTCGGGAGCCGGAGGCGGCGGAGGAGCAGGCTCTTTAATAAGAGGGGCTACAACCTCTGAAACATTACCAATATCTAGAATAGTTTCTTCATCGAACTGCTCTGCAATAATAGCAGCTAGGTTACTCACTGCATCAGATACAAACTTAGCAAACATATTTTGTCTTACGATAAGACCCATGCTAGACCAAGCATTTTCAAGCCTATTAGCCGTAGCAGACTTATATTGCTCGCTTGTACCTCTAAGCAGATCGGATACTTTTAATGTTTCGTAAAGCTGTCCTAATGCAGTTTGTCTAGCTGTTTGAAGTACCTGTAATGCCTCTATGTAAGGAGCAATATTAAAGCTTTCAACGCCACTAGCTAGCCCTCCACGCATTTTATAACTTGGCCAGTTTGTTACAGGGATTAGTTTTAGATCGCCAGTTAAAAGCTGCTCAATCTGGTCGCCTAAAGTAGAGTCATAAACGCTATTCGTGCGGATAGCTTGAGTTACAGCATGGATACGAGTAGTAAGTCTTTCTACCTCAAGAACTTGATCCCTAACATGAGTATAATCGGAAACAGGAATAACACTATCGGGGTCATCAGACTGAGTAATAACAGAGCAAGGATAAAACTTCTCAAACTTAATAGGTGGAGCGCTCGTCTCGATAATCGGTTTTTCAGCATCTTTTGAAAGCCAATATACTTTGCCAGTAGCCTCGCACCAAATCTCAAAAACTTCAGCTTTACCCTCATACTTATCATCCTTACGGCTAATCGCTTTCTTTATAACCTCTGGATAGCTTGTATAACTTAATGTTTTGGCAACATCTGCGCCAAACATGTTTTCTGCTCGCTCGCGATCTATAAATGCTCTTCTAGCTCGCCATTCTACTTCCGCTTCGGTTCTGGCATCACTGCAAAAATAATCGTTGTATTGAACAACTTCCAGCACCGCTTTTTCGTCAACCTTGCGTTCAACTTCAACAGACACCATAACAATATTAGAATCAGTTTCGACAAGATTAGTCGTATCACCCTCATAAGGCTTACCCTCCCCTGTCATTAGTCCTTCTGGTGTCTTAAATAACGCAATTTCTTGCATTACAGTCTCAAACTTAGGCTCGTACCTTGCCCACAATACGGCTTGACCAGTTAGTAAGAACTGCAATGCAGCTAAATAACCTACTTGGTCAAAGCTAAAATGTACGTCCATAGCGTACTGAGTGTTGCGCTCCAAAATAACGCTACCTAGCTGATATGGCAGGCTCCCACTACGCTTTCTTAGATCTACTTCCGCTTGTGGTGTAGAGCTATAATAAGCAGGTAAAAGAGTGTTAATGCAGTACCACCATACGTTAATACGGCGCTCTACATCGTTCATTACCGTAGTATTTTTTTGAGCATTATAGACTCTGATAGACTCTTCAGCTTGCTCAATAAATGTTTTTCTACGCTCTTCTGATTCGGATATTTGTGCCTTCCACCACCTTGGAGTATATTTTTGTATAAGAGGTTGTGGGTTTTTCATATCCTTGCCTGTTTTTGTCGTTTACGCACTTTATTCACATAATCGGCTAAAACTATAACTCCTGGCTGCCTTGCGGCTTCCGCCTGTTCCCATTTAGCGTCAATAAGTCTAGCCTTACACAAATATCTGAGCGCATCGCAGGCATGGTCAGCGCCAGTAGTATCGGCATCTTCGGGCTTTTTTTTGTCTATAGCTAAAGATGGTAAAGTTTCCAGCAAATAAGGGCAAGTAGCAAATATGTATAGCAAAGGTTCAGGCTTGTGGACTAATCGCTGCCTAATTTGCGACCAACCTGAAATACGGTCGTTATCAGCTCGTCTAAAACTAGGATGTTTGTAGGTAGCAAAAACCTTATTAAATTGATCGTTAATGCTAGGTCCACCATCGTGCGAGAATATGGATGGGTCAGCTACTGCAACCACTCCTTCTCCGACAGAGGCACTTGCAATTCGGTCTGCTTGCTGCTCGTTGTCAATACCTTTGCCGTGCATTTCTCGATATATAATAATTGCTCCTTTAGGGTATGGTACTTCATTGCCATTATCATCCCTTCCAGAACTAACAGCACCCCACAAAGCAGCAAAAGGGCTCCTGTAGCCCCAATCGTAACCCAAGTAACGGGGCCAGTGTTTTGGGATGTTAAAAGGACTAATAATATGTTTGCTACTAAACTCAGGAAAATAGCTACCTTCATGGATTTCAAAGTCTCCTTCTAGCCACGCTCGCACAAGCTCAGGACTACCTACCATGTGCAACCGATCTATATACTCAGGGTCTTTCGCTAATAAAATCTGATTATCGTGTACCCTACTTGGTATATAGATATAATCAAAATGCTTTCCGTTAGGTAGCTTCTTTTGAAGCATCTTCATTCCTTTAGGAGCTGGCTTTATAAAAAACTCCTTCAGCCAGTGATGCCCGACACCCCCAGGGTTAAAAGTAAGAATAATCTGACCACCGCCCTTACCTCGCAAGGCTCCAAACAGCTTCCAAATACAGCTAGGTTCAGCATAGTTACCTGCCTCCTCAATAGCACAATCAGATAGATTTTGCCCCTGATACTTCTCAGCATCACTATCATTAGCTAGTGGCCTAAAACGTAACCTACCGCCGCTAGGAAAGGTAAACTGCTTTTTTTGGTCCTGCCAGTGAGCTTTTAAGGGTAAGTATATCTGCTTAGCTCGCTCTATAAGGTCATCTGCCTGCGGAAGCTCCTTACGGAAGAATATAGCGTTAAAGGCTTCTCCTAACTGCTCTTGCTTAATAGCAAACTTGCCTAATACGCCGTCAGTCTTACCTCCACCTCGTGCCCCTCCGTAGCCAACTAACGTAATAGGGCAGTGAACTAAGGCTTCTTGAGGTCCAGCTTGAGGCGACCAAACAACAAACTCATCCCTGCCACTATCTAGTTCATCCATGCTTAATTACAATAAGACCACTGCCGACAATAAGCCTAACATCACACTTAGGATTCTTACAATAAAAGCCATCCTCACACTTAACCGTAGATACCCAACCACACTCAGGACACCTCGCCCTCATCATCTGGCTCAACTCTACCCCATTCACGCTCATACTCCTCCTTACTAATTCGATCCCATTCTACATGGCATTTTCGTATACAATTATGCCCTCCACAATCTATAATTTTATATTTTGTATACGCAAAACCCGCCTTAAAACAATGTTTACACCGAAAGTATACAAAGCGTAACTCCCTAGTATTCTTCATCTAAAAAAAAAGTTCTTGACAAGGGTTTTTTGGGTGGTTTATATATTCCATATAGCGACTCGATGTACATTTCGTGGTTTATAACGTTCTAATCACCCCCTTCAACGTGTTCTTAAGGATAAGTGTATATACCCTATATCAGTACCTAGCGAGGTAAGGGTAGTTAATCCTCATCGTCAGCAGCTAAATATCTCTGTGCAAACTCTTCCTTACTTAGTGGCTTCGCCGATACAACAGCCTTGACCTCGCCTATATGCTCGATAACCTGCTGCTCACTCCAGCCTAACTTGGTTTTTAGCAGGTGAAGTAATATAGGCGTATTACCATTCATCGCTTCCTGAATTGCTGTGCTAGCCAATCCTCGCTGCAATTCACTCTGACCCTCCAAATACTCATCTAAATAATACTTCTTAAATGTATAATCCCGTATCTGTAACGATACACACACCGCATGCTTGCTCAAACCTAATCGCCCTAACTCCCGAACGCTATGACTTAGCCTTGCGTCCTTCTTGTGTGTAAGCGCCTCTTTTCTCGACTTTACCGCTGGTAAGACTTCTGGATCTGACATGGTGTTTTACTCCTGAATCGGGTTGTACTGTGGGAAGGTATATATAGGTACCATCCATCTTTCTTTTTTCAAATCGTCCTAGTTTTTGTTTTCCTACCTCGCGAATCGCTAACCTATGGAAAACACTACCATATTATAGTTTACGAGTAGTAGAAAACTATTAAGCTATCTCTGTAACTAGGCGATGTCTCTCAACATTTCGACAAACTCCTCTGGTGTCATCTGTGACACCTCAAACAACATCACAATCTCGAGCAAGTAGAACGATTGCTTGATCCGTTCACGGTACTTCAAGGCCTCAGGCTTCAAGCCCAACAGCTCGCACATCTTCTTGAAGCCCCATTTGTTGTGGAGTCGCACAGCACGGTACGGATTGATCAGCCAGCCTTGTATCTCATGTCTGTACCTACCATTCCTTTCCCTCAATCTCTCTACCGTCTCATTCACCCTCGCTCGCTCTGTATTCATGAGTAGTACCCTCTAAACATTGTCTACCACCTACCACCACCTACTCCTACTGTGAGCCATCACAGCCGGCTCTGCAAGCCGTGTTCATAACCATGCGTAATTATTACCGATAAAAAAAACATAAAAAAACACGAAAAAAACCTTTACTCAATTGCATCATAGACCGTATACTGTATACAGGTTAGCAAACAAAGGAGATTAAAACTATGTACAAGCCACAACATACCCCAACCGAGATATTAAAAAGCATGGTGACACAATGGCATTTCTACCGCTGCCAGTACACGTTGTACACTGGAGAGGGTAAGGACGATAGACACGCCGAGCGTAAAGCTGCTGAGGCTAAAGCAGGAGAGCTTGCTATATGGCATTGCATTGCCAGTAATTTTGGAGCCTACACTGAAAAGGAGCTCGAGGCCAAGCTGGCAGCTTTTGAGGACTAGGCTAGACCTTAGCCCATCACGGTGGGCGTAGGTGTGGCATGGTGTCACGATAAGGAGGACTAAAATTATGAATTACTTTGCAGACTGTTTAACCGTTGAAGCGGTAAAAACACAATACCGAGACCTAGCTAAGAAACATCACCCCGATCTAGGCGGTTGCGCCGATACTATGGTGTTAATCAATAACCAGTACCATGAAGCTCTAAAACGTTGCAGCGGCCAATCGCACGAGCATAACGGCAAAGCCTATACCTATCGCTATGATGCCGAAGTAGAGCAGAAGTTGATGGACGTTATCCATGCCGTTCTAGCGATTAAGTCCGATGCAGTTCGAGTCTTGTTAATCGGCTCATGGGTATGGGTAACAGGAGACACCAAACCAATTAAAGACCAGTTGAAGCTGATCGGCCTACGTTGGCACACCAAAAGGCAGTGTTGGTACTACTCCGCAACGCCGTATAAAGGACGATACAGCAAGAAAGGACTTAGTAGCTTGGCTAGTCGTTACGGAGTAAGGGAGTTCAACGAAAACAGGGAGAGAATCACACACTAGATCTAGGCTAGACCTTAGGCCTCTAGGCGAGGCCGTAGGTGTAGCATGGAGCTACTTATAAGGAGATTAAAACAATGAATAAATACTTAGAAACACTGATTAAAGCCGCAAAAAAAGCTGACAGAGACAATATGACAGAGATTATTTTGTTTCGAACCTACATGGTTACAACCGACGGCCACAGGCTACACGCTGTAGCAACCGAGGTTGATCACGGAGAAACACCGAAGCAAATAAGCGGTAAAGATGCGGTACCGATTGATAAGATATGGAAAGATGCTACTCCGACACATCATCTACAAATGGAAAAAAA